TTAATCATGTACACAATACTGCAACACGTCAATCTTATCCACCTTATGATCTAATTAAGGTAGATGAAGACACCTATAAGTTATCTGTAGCAGTTGCTGGCTTCACAAAAGATGATGTTAAAGTAACTGTTGAAGAAGGAACTCTTATAGTAAAGGGAGAAATCACTACAGAAACTGAAGGAGAAGCAATTCATAAAGGTATTGCAACACGCAAGTTTACCCGCACTTTTGCACTTGGAGAATATATGGAAGTAACTGGTGCAGAGATGAAAGATGGAATGCTTCATATTGATATTGATCGCATTGTTCCAGAGGAGAAAAAGCCAAAGGAAATCGCTATCAAGGTTGCTAAGAAGTAATCCAGTATAATAGAAGTCCCCACACAGGCCTTGGGATGGATTAGTTACCTTTTCCTTAAATTCGGCCTTCGTGCTTGAATTCCTGTGTGGGGCTTTAATATTTATTTGCTATAATACAAGTGCTATGACTGAAAAAGAACTAGCACATAAAACAAAGCAGCAGTATAAAAAGAAACTTGCTGAAATAAAAAAAGCAAGTGGATGTGTAGACTGCGGAGAAAATAATCACATAGTCTTAGATTTTGATCATATAAGAGATAAAAAGTATAATGTTTCTAGAATGATTCATGATGGATTTTCTTGGAAAGCAATCTTGCGTGAAATACAAAAGTGTGAAGTCGTTTGTGCAAATTGTCATAGGCTTCGTACATACGCTAGATTGACAATGCAATCTGCATAGGGTATACTTTATATATGCCAAAATACGACTATAAATGTAGTACATGTTCGTCTCAGATAGAGTTTGAGCGTGGTTTCGGTGAAGACAGAGAACCATCTTGTTGTGGCAACATTATGACAAGAGTTTGGGGATCAGTTGGCGTAGTTTTTAATGGATCAGGATTTTACTCAACGGATAATAGAAAGTAGATGTATAATCAAATTATGACTAATGTTGTTCAAGAACACCCAAGCGTACAACCAAAAGAATATATTTTAAAAGCAATTGATCGTTGCGATAAATGTGGGGCACAGGCATACGTTCAAGTCAAAGGATCTACAGGTGACTTGTTGTTCTGTGGACACCATTATGAAAAGATTATGAATGATCCAGATGCTTATACAAAGATGATGGCTTTTATGCTTGAGGTTGTAGATGAGCGTGACCGCTTAGTAGAAAATAGAGCACAGGGGAAGTCTTACTAATGTATGAATATTATACAAAAATTGACAAAGTTGTTGATGGTGATACCGTCGACGTTTTTATTGATCTTGGATTCAGCGTTTGGCACAAAGAGCGTATTCGTTTGGCAGGAATTGATACAGCAGAAAAAAATACGCCACTTGGAAAAGCACTAAAACAATTCCTTGTAGAAAACATAGAAGGAAAAATAATTAGACTTCAGGTTTCTAAGCCAGATAAGTATGGCAGGTATTTAGGAACAGCATTTCTAAAAGACTCTACTGTTAGTATTAATGATCAATTGATTAAAGCAAATTTGGCAAAACCATATGGAGGAGATTCTAAGGTTGGACTATGGACAGCAGAAGAACTCGCAAAGTCTACTATAAGCCTAAAACTCGTATGAAGACAATCTATTACTTTACGGCTGATTGGTGCCAGCCATGCAAAAAAACACGGCCAATAGTAGAAGAATTAAATAGAGAGCAATCAACTGCTGGATTTCAAATCATTGATGTAGATGATAATCCAGATTTGGTTAAAACATTTGGCATTCAATCGGTGCCAACATTTATTTTGTTTGAAAATGAAAAAGAAAAAAATAGAATTATTGGTGGAAAGACTAAAGAAGAATTGGAGAAGTTTATAAATGGCTGATATGGATCAAGAAATTATAAATCAACTCATCCTTTCTGGCGGTCTTCAGGTTGCGGGGGTAGACTCACAAACAGGAGAATTCCTTTATCAATTTACCCCTAAACTAAAAGAAATATCTCCAGCACTTTATGATGAACATGTTAATCATGTAAATAAAGAACTAATGGGGTTATGGGAAAAAGGGTTTTTAAATATTAATTTTATGGACGATAACCCTATTGTTATCTTGACTCCAAAAGCCTTGGATGAGTCTGAATTGGCTAAACTCTCTAAAGAGGATAGATGGAGTATTGAGGAAATAAAGAGGCTGCTTAAAAGCCAAGAACTCTGATATAATCAGAGTATGCCATATCATGTAGGTGCTAAAGGTTCGTACGGCTGTGCAGGATACCCTGCTTTAAAAGACGACGGCACTGTAATGGGCTGCCATAAAACAAGAGGGGCTGCTGCTCGTCAAATTTATGCTATCAATGTTAGCGAAGGAAATATAGGTAAGGCTATGGTTAAAGAGGGCGATATGGTCATGGCACCAAACGACGATGAAGTTTATGTTGGTCGTGTTGTGCACGTAATGACAGATGGTATGTTGGGAATGCCTGGATCAGAATATTCTATTATGGCTTCTGCAGAAGAGCCAGCAGTTTTAATCCAACTTTTTGAAATGGAAGAAGGAGGATTAGAAGAAACAAAATATTTTGTAGGATTTAAAGCGTCAGAGGTAATGGCAATGCCATCACTTGAATCAAATGTAGGGATAGATAAAGGTACTCTTGCAAATGCTCCATATCAAGATGCAAATTCCGAAATGCAAATGGAAGAGGAAGATGAAGAAATTGAGGAGGCACGTCGTCGCATGATTAATGAAGAATTAGGTAAAGCAAAGAAGCCAAATTATGGCGAAATGATTCAGCCACGTCGTGGAGGTAGCACACCATCTAATCCACGCCTTTATGCAAGAATTGTTCAAGAGGCAAAAGATAAGTTTGACGTATATCCATCAGCAGTTGCAAATGGATGGGTGGTTCAAGAATACAAGCGTCGTGGGGGAACATACAAGATGTATGATGAAGATATGGACAAGCGTGAGTTCTCTGGTGCTACTCGTGAAAGAATGGCAGAGTCTGGAACAGCAATGCCAGATGGATCTTTCCCAATAGCAAATCGTGCAGATCTTATGAATGCAATTCGTTCTGTTGGTCGTGCTAAGAATTATGATGCTGCTCGTGCACACATTATTCGTCGTGCTCGTGCTCTAAATGCTATGGATATGCTTCCAGAAGATTGGCGCAACAAGGCTACAAAGGGGATGACAGACTGGACAGGATCAATTTTTGATCTTAATCCGTTTGTTAAATAATGTCATCTGGAAAATATAAACAGCATCATAAATTTAATCCTGTTCAAATTAAGAATGGGATGATAGTTAGACTTAATAAGAATGGAACTGTAAGATCAGTTCTAGGAAAATATGGGGAGTACAAAAAAGATGCCAAGAATTAGTATCGTGCAGCCTTCAGATATTCATAAGGCAGAAACATATACGCCGAATGCTGGTATGAAATCAGCAGCACGTCGTGCTCTTCGTTGGAAAGAAGAAGGCAAAGCAAAAGGTGCAGGAACTCCAGTAGGATGGGGCCGTGCAACAGACATTGTGGCTGGTCGTGGACTATCTCTTGATACAGTAAAAAGAATGTATTCATTCTTCTCACGCCATGAAGTTGACAAAAAGGGTAAAGACTTCTATAATACTAGTAACCCTTCTAACGGAAGAATTATGTGGGACGCTTGGGGAGGAGATGCAGGATTTTCCTGGTCTCGTGCCATCGTAGAACGAGAAAAGCGCAAAGCAGAAAAAACCTGGGAAGGTTCAGCATTTAGTCCAAAAAGGGGGTAGTTAAATGGAAGACTTGGGTATTGAAGAAATTAAACAATTAGTTAATTTCTACAAACAAAAAGCATCCGATCTGGAATTTCAATTATTGCAATCACAATTAAAAGTAAATAAACTTTTATTGCAAAAATCAGAGCCAGTGCCAGCAACAAAAATTACAAAAACAAAATCTGATTCTTAGGAAATAAGATGGAATATGTTTTACCAGTCTTGATGGCTCTGGTTTTATCTTTTTTTATTATTAAAATTATAAATAATAAAACAAAGAAAAAAGTTTCTAGAGTTTTTTATCGTCAAAGCGATATGCATGTTTTATTAAAAACATTTTTTTCTAGAGATATAAATCTAGAAAATAAACCTTCGCAGATAGATATAAGAAATCAGAAAAACATGGTTAAGGTAATAGCAATAGATGAAAAAGCATATTGGGTAAGTGACAATATTTTTTATGTTGCTGATCTAATCAACAATGAGCCAGACTTCAGCACAACAAGACCAGTTGATACATCAAATATGTCCAAAACTGATATTGACAAAATGCTTTTTATACTGGATAATTTAGGTAGGGGGAATGACAATGATAGTAGTAGTTCAGGGAACGAATGACTTCAACGACTATAACGTATTTCTACGTGCAATGGGAGTTGCAATGTCTGGTATGAAAGATGGTGACTCAGAATTTCATATCTACTCTGCTGGACCAGCAAAAATTAACTCTATGGTTGTAGAGTTTTGCAATCTATCTGAGCGTGGGATGAAGGCCCGTGGCATGAAGATTAAAAACTATAAAGTCCCTGTCTCATGGGTTAGTGAAAATATGGAGTATGTAAATTACTTTGTGTTCTTAAGCAAGCCCAAGCAGCCAGTATCAAAACTAGTTGCAGAGGCTGAATTAAAAAATATTGAAGTAGGAATTTTTAGATACTAGGAGTATCATGATTATAACAAGTTTAGAAAAAATGGAAAAGATCGTAGCCAAGAACAAAGAGTTGTCTTGGGTTGGCTGGGATGTAAGAGATCTTAAGCGATCTGATGCAGGTCGCACTGCCATTAATGGGGTTAGGGTAGATGGAGTCTGGTATCTTCAGCGCATTTATCAAGTTAATCGCAATGGATGGGACATACCAAACAAGTATAGGGGCTAGATATGAAACAGCATCTTTGGAAAGATGATGCTCTATGTCTAGGATCAGATACAAATGTATTCTTTGATACATATGAGGAACAACCTGATACAAGAGAATTTGTAGACTCTCTTTGTAGGACATGCCCAGTAGCAAAGACCTGTTTTGCTGTAGGCGTATCTGGAAAAGAATGGGGTGTTTGGGGCGGTATCTACTTAGAAGGTGGAGAAGTCTCTAAAGAATTCAACAGTCATAAGACTAAAAAGGATTGGTCTTATACTTGGCAAGCATTAACAATGGAGCAATAATGTATACAGATAAAATGCGTATGGCATTTCATTCTATACCCGCTCCTAAAAACTTTGGAGTAAGTCTTATTGACAACGAAACCTTTCTTACGATAAAATTAGATGAAAGATCATTTGTCCGTATGACTCATGATGAGAAACTAGAAGCAGTAAAGTATGTCTCTATGGTTAAGAAAGCCTTAGAGATGGAGGGGGCAATCGTGTTAGTAACTAGGGAACCATTAAGATAATGCAAACATTTTTACCATCATCTAATCCAGTTACAACTGCTCGTTGGTTAGATAACAAACGCCTTAACAAGCAGATACTTGAGTGTTATCAAATACTTAATGTGCTGTCTGGCAAGTCTCCTACTGGAGGATGGCGTAATCATCCTGCGGTGCTTATGTGGAAAGGCTATGAGCGTGGCCTTTGGCAGTATGTCCAAGCAATGGTTCGTGAGGCAAAACTGCGTGGCATTCGTACAGAAAATAATGAGGCTAACCTTAACAGGCTTAAAGATATGTGCTGGGATCAATGGGGCGACAGGAAACCATCATTCTGGAATGATACAAGCAGACTTATGCGTGTAATCACTACACATAAAGCAAACTTATTTGATAAAGATCCTGTTTATTATGTAAACTTTGGTTATGCAAAACACAGCCTTTACAATCAACCTTGTTGTTCTACATGTAAATATTATTGGGTAACACATGACGATATTAATATCAATAGCAAGTTATAGGGATCCTGAGTTAGTTAGGACTATTAAATCTGCAATTGAAAATGCAGCCAATCCTAATAATTTAGTTTTTTCTGTAGTAATACAAGACTTTGATTCTGATATCCCCGACCTTTCGTGGGTTAAAAACTTACGGCTAAAGACTATGCATCCAAAAGAAGCAAGAGGTGCGGGGTATGCAAGAGCAATCGCTATGGAACAATATCAAGGAGAAGACTACTATTTACAAATAGATTCTCATACATTATTTGCAAAAAACTGGGATAAACTTTGTATCGATCAGCACAAACAAGCACAAGAAATATCTAAAAACAATAAGGTAATTCTGTCTTATTTTCCACTGCCATATCATGTTGAAAGCAATAACAAGATTAGTTATATTACAAAAGACAAAGATAAGCCTGCATATCCTACAAAACAACAGCCAAGTTTAAATAGGCGTAATGAATGGACTGCAAAAAGACTAGAGTTTTCTGACCAACAGAGAAAGTTTCCTGAACAGTCCAGCACGGTTCTGGCTGGCTTTATATTTACTACTGGAGACATAGTTTCAGAAGTTCCATATGATCCTGAAATATCTTTTTTCGGTGAAGAGATTTGTTTCGCTATGAGAGCATGGACAAGAGGGTGGGATATATATTCTCCATGTGTCAATATTCTTTATCATTTTTATCACAGAGGGAATTATAAAAAAATATGGAAAGACAGAAACATAAGAAAATTATCTTGGAAAGAGATAGAAACAGCCTCTAAAGAAAAGCAGATGAGGGTTCTATGTGGTATAGAAAAGGGTCCATTTGGTGCTGGAAAACATAGACATTTAAAAACCTATGAAAAATTTATTGGGGTAGACTTTAAAAAAATGTATGGCTTGACAATTGCCGATAATGAGAGTACAATAGTACTAAGAGAGAAGGTATAAATGGAGATTGCTCTTGCTGTTTTAAGCATTTTGACCCTATCATTTTTAATATCATATGTATCGGTAAACAAAAAACTTAACTCTGTTAGTGAAGGATTTGCTAAACTTTTTATTGCCCATACTGCGCTTCAGGATAGCATAAACAGTGTTCCTACTAAGACGGAAGATGACATACACAAAGAAAACTTTATTAAGTTTCTTTCTGATTCTCGTGAGTGGGCATATGAGTATATAGAAAATGTTCAGGCTGGGCTAAACAAGTTTGTTCTTGAAGTTCAACCAGAGATAGAGTACTACAATAAATATGGAATGGCAGTAGAAGGAATGCTTTCTCCACATGATAAGGCCTTGAAAAAAATATCTAAAGAGTTTGAAGAGTTGAAAAAACTTCTTCCAGAGGACACTAGTGATAGACGCTAGAGGCATTCCTACATGCGTTTGCCCAAATTGTGGAGATAATCTTTTTAGAGCATTAGTTTCTTTTGATCCAGATACATATACTATTGGAATGTATCATCTTGATATTCAGTGTAATAGTTGTGGTGCATTTGCTACCGCTCCTACTCCACTAGACAATCCAGATGCTGATCCAGATGCAAAACATAAGGGGGAGAAATTTTGAAAGAAATACTATTATCAACATTAACAGGTTTTGGATGTGGCCTTGTATTTGCTGCATTCAAATTGCCAGTTCCAGCACCGCCAGTATTCTCAGGGGTGGCAGGAATCATCGGTCTTTGGGCTGGCTATGCTATACTAATTAAAGTTCTATCCTAGGAGGAAATAATGGAACTCAAAAAAGAACATAAGGCAATGCTCGCATCATATGGTCGTTCAATCGTAGGTGCAGTAGCCGCTTTGTACGTTGCTGGAGTAACAGATCCAGCGGATCTATGGGCAGCACTCGTTGGTGCGCTAATCCCAGTCGCAGCACGTGCAGTCAATCCTAACGATCCAGCATTTGGTCGTATGCCAGCAGCAGCAGCCGTTGATAAGGCTCTAAAGTCTGCAAAGGCAAAGAAGAAAAAGGCTGACGAGTAATAAAACTACTCAATATGGGGCGGGACTGTAAAAGGTCTCGCCCTATTTTAATATCTCAAAGTATTTATCTTTTAAAACATCAACAGAAAAATTATTGTATCCAATATCAAATGCTTTTTTCTTTTCCTGTAATTTATCTGCATTATTTATATAATCATCAATTAACTTGGCAAGCAATTTTGGATCTGCTTCATAAACATCAATCATTGTTCTTGCTTTAAACTCATTTATTTTTTGCGACGGTACTAGCCATTCCTTTGGCAATATCTTATTATTAGGAGATATATCTGTCATAAATACAGGTAGTCCAGATAGTAATGCTTCATTCATTGGTAAGCATAATCCTGCATACCGTCGTGGTAATACCATAGCGTCAAAGCCATCATAAAGATCTTCTTTATTCTCTGGGCTATTTGTATCAATAGACAATCTACTATCAGTTTTATTAAGGTTTAGTGGAGATTGAGTCTTTATAACTATTTGATAATCTGCTCTAGAATGCTTTAACATTTCTATAATAGTATTAGTACCATTGCGGTCTAGATGAGCAGCCTTGCCCCCAACATGCAATAATCTTTGGTAGCCTTTACTTAAGTTATTAGCCTTTACCTTAGCAAAGACCTCATGCGTTGTAGGTGGGGGTAGGTGTATAACCTTAGCCTTAGCCCCAAAAGCCTCTGTAACAGCCTCAAAACCCCATAAACTAGGTGCTAATAGAACGTCTGGCAGCACCATTTCTGGTCTTTGCAGATAATCAAGAAACTCATAATTATATTGAAGAATAGTCTTGACATTTTTTCTTCTGGCTAAATCAACAAAACCATTATTGTAGAATGTCTCACAAGATAATACAACATCAAGATTTTTTAAGAATGGCTCAATATCATGTGGTTTTGGAAAACCTCTAACATGATAGCAGTCATAGCCTTTGTACCATTCTGGATGCTGTTTATTTTTATTAAATGACATGGAGTTAATTGCCATAACCTTGTCAGGTTTAAGCATATTAACTAATTCTCTAGTCTGATTACCAAGACCAGTATTATCAGATCTAGCAATAATACCTAGTCTCATAGGTCCATTTCTTTATATAGTTGCTTTAGTCCTCTTAGTGTTCCAATATCCATGTACTTACCACCAGGTCTTACAGCCTTGATATTAGCACTTTCAGATATCCATTCTTTTATCTGTTTTCCAGGATGATCTAGTGTTGGATCTATATACCTTATCATATTCTTGCGAAACAACATAGTTCCCCACATATCAGGGTAATCACAATTGTCAACTTTATCTTCAGATCCAATAACTTTATCTCCAGAAACTTTGACTTGTCCTACCCTACCTTTTAATTCTTCTACACATTCCCAAACTCCAAGAACTAAGTCTGCATTAGTATCTTTCATCATTTCCTTATAAATATTTCCTGGAGCATTTAAAATATATGTATCTGGCATACCAACAAGCACAGTGTCATTATATTCACCAATCATAAATTTAACTGCATCAGACATTGTAGAAGGTTCACGAACAATTAATTTAATATTCATTTCCATGTTTTGTATAATAGGAACCCACTCAGATCTAGTTGATACACGAACCTCATCACATACTTCTAACATTTGTTCTACATGCCATTGAAGCAAAGATCTTTCATCAGAAATGGGTAAGCAGAACTTCGGTATACCGCCAATCCTAGAGGCTTTTCCAGATGCTGGTAAAACTCCTATTGTATGCATTACTTTAGTCCATATTTCTTTTTCAAAGTTGGTATGTCGTTTACTGGCCAATAGTCTAAAGATTTTGTTGGATCATTAAAAGGATGTTTGTATTCTCCCCAACCTTCTCTTGTTCTAGTTCCGCCCCATTTAGCCTTAAAATAATCATGAAGAGGATCAATATTAATTCTTAAACCATCTATAGTTGCGCCACCGTCTACCTGACATGTCACATCAACTTCTGCTGCATCAGCATTTATCCTCATTACATAACTTATAGGTGTATTAGAATGTACAAACTGACTACGCCAAGATACTACAAGATCTGATTCAGTATTATTTATAAACTGTTCTTCAAGTAATCTACACCTGTGATCCCAGTCGCAATCGTCAAAATTGTATGGGTAAAAGTTTTCATCAAAATATCCGATTGCTGATACCAGTTTTTTGTTTATTCCACAAAGATGCCATCCGTGCTGTGTTCTAAACATCAAACCATTAAAGCCTTTCAGCATGTCAGCAATGTGTGAGAAAGGTTGGTTGAATAGCATAGAAGATGAAGCAACAAAGGTCCAATCATGATTCTTCTTTAATGCTATATTCCATGATCTGGCTAAACCAATATTTTCTGACTGATATTCTACTTGAAAGCCGTATTTCTTTTCAAATACTTCACACTCTCTGTTACCACTGTTATCTATTAGCAAAACATTTTTGTCTCGTATAGACTCCATGCAGTTATAAATTCTTTCTGTCACTCTATAGACAGGTATACAAACTATATAATCGATCTCAGTATCTGTTTGCATAAACATATCCTCCTCTTTCAGGGCTACCTAGAATTTCAATGCCAAACTGTTTAGCAAGTTTTTCTATCATTTTACCAAAACTTCCGTCAAATGATTTGTCAAACTCAAGCACTAACCTTTTAATTTTTGCCAAGGTTTCTGCGGGGGTATTAATAATAAGATCAAACTCTGCACCCTCTATATCTATCTTCATTACATCAACTTCTTTAATGTTATGTAAAGTAAATAACTGCTCCATTGTAATGGCAAGAATATCTGTCTTAGTTTCATTTTCTAAATTTACAATACTGCTATTGCCACCACGGTTGCTTATTGATACCATTTTTTCTTCATGCCAAATGGCATTTGGAACTACAGTAACGTTATAAGTTACATTATTTTGTATATTTTCATTTAATAATACAAGATTGTTCGGTTCTGGCTCTACAGAGATAACTCTAATTTTATTAGAGTCATTTCTATTTCTGTTAAAACTATCTACAAACAAACTGACAGCACCTATATTTGCTCCAATATCAACAAAGACGCTGCCTCCATTAAATTGGTCACTTGATATCCTGTAAACATTTTCTAGCCAAGTTTCGCCAACAACTTTAAAATCTAGGTCGTGTTGGTAACTGGGGTCTTCCTCATGTTCCCTAATTGCAAAACTATAATTGTAATGATTTATGCGAGAAGTCATATTTCTAACTCCTTTAATATGTGTTCCCACCTATTCTTATAGGTATATTTTTCTTTAACCAACTGATGCCCCGCTCTTCTTATTTCCTCACGCTCTTTGTCATGCTCTATATAATAGTCTATTAACTCTTTCAGTTGTTTAAAATTACCATATTCATAAAATACTAAATGTTTCTTATCTTCAAATTCTCTTTCCATGCCCTTGACATACGGATGAATTATAAAACCGCCACGCCCCATAGTTTCATAGACACGATCAGACCAATAGTCTGGATATTTAAAATCTATGCACAATGTATCGCCAACAACTACTTTTGTTGTCCAGTAAAGTTTGTTAAGTTTAAGTCCACGCACTCCTGGCTTGCCACCGCTGCCATAGTGCTCAAAATTATTTCCATATGTTGTACTAAGCCAGTCAACCAACTTTGGTCTGTATTGCCATTCTTTATGATATTGTTTGCTTCCAACAAATAAAACATCTCGCTGCATTTCGGCTGGCCTTAAAACACACTCTTGATCAAAAACTCCAGCGGGTAGGTAGTGCCCTTTTACTTTTGTTTTTTGATTAAACCAGTCTGCCATCTTTTTATCTACGGTATAAAAATGACCTATGTGCTTGTACACTGGCTGTGTTCCTAAATCTTTTTGTCTTTGTAAACCAAACCATAGATCTAAATGATATGTCATTGTTGGTATTTTATAATCTGCCAGGGTACGAAGAACCTGCCCCATTTCATACCTACCAGGAGTTTTCCATCCATGTGTATGAATCCAAATAAATAAATCTGAATCTATTGCTGCTTTTAATATTTGTTCACTTTTTGCTTCTGTTTCTTGTAATCTTGTAACCTTATGGCCCATAGCCTCTAAGGTTTTCGCATGATGACTTTCACTTGTATAGTCAACTCTGAAGTTGCCAAGAAAAACAATTCTAGCCAAGATTACCCCTTTTTAACTATTATAGCATTGTCTATTAGTTTTTTAATAGACTGTATTCTGGAGTAGGCGTCACCGCCACCTTCAAGTATGTCTTTTACTTCTTTAAATGCTTGTTTTCTGGCCTTACCGCAACCAGTACAGGGACATACCCAACTATTCTTTTGGCTTGTCTGGCTGGGATCCACCTGATCTTGGCTTTCTATTAACTATTTTATCCTGTACGCCACGCCAGTATACATAGTAATAATTAAAATCAAAAGAAAATGTTTTCATATGCTGAACCATAGCACCAGTGTGAACATATAGTTGAATGCCAGCCTTTTTTAGATAACGACAAAATGCAACATCTTCACTAACAAACTTAGCCCCAGGATTTTGTTTTTCACCAAATACAGAGTATCCTTGTGAAACTTCTTTGACTTTTGGAATGATAGACTTATGCATCAAAATTAATCCAAATCCAGTAACATCTGCTGGTATTACTTGATTTTGTGGGAATGGATGAATGGGCTGTGTCAAAAACTCATCGCCAGTTTCCATATACATTGCAGGCAATGGCTCCATAAGAGATTGCTCATTTTCATTACTAACAAAATATAATCCAGAAACAACAGGCTTTGAAATTTTATCGGCAGTATCCCAGATCATTTTAAACACTTGTGGTGTAACAATAATATCAGAATCAATCCAGAGCAGCCAGTCTGTGCCCATTTTTTCCCATGCGTCAAATAGTGCTTGGCGCTGTCTTGCAATTTGGTTTCCATTTACACGAAGGTGATTAACTACGTTAATACCAGATCTCTGCGATTCTGTCATGGTGGCTATGATTGCAGTAGCAAATCTTCCCTCTACCATGCCATTGTCGCACCAACCAAAACTTACAGTTTCTTTATTACTGTGACCAGATGTTGGCTTGTCTGCTACTTTCTTTGGTTTTGCCTTAGCCATTTTTATGCTCCTTTAAATGACGAGAAAGAGTTTCATGAGCAAATACATTGTTACGAACTTCTATTTCTTTATTGCAAATATCGCAAATCACTACTCTACCCTTTTCCATATAACTATTATACAGCCCTAAATAAAAAAAGTCAAATTACATTTTGAACAGAATGATCGTGTGAATCTGGATTGTCTATAAAAAATCCAGTTTTATTTTCTTCATCATCATAATATTCTAACTTTGCATGTTTCAAATAAATATATGAGTCTTCGTCTATTCTAAGATCAAAGTCTTTAAACCTGAGTAAACGGTCATTCTCTCTTATTTCATAATCAAAATATATTTGTTGTTTTAATTTATCATCAGCATCAATCTTTGCTGTCACTCTAAGAAAAAATGTTTTATCTGGCATTATTTCTTTATTTGCTTTTATTTGTTCAGCAACTTTAATCTTTGCTGCTTCAGTTATTTCCATCTTCCACCCCTCTTGATATAGATGCTGCTGTTTGAAATGCTCTTAGTGTGTTACGACTTTTAATTTTACCTGCCATCTTCCAATCTGCGGCGGTATTCTCAATCTCTTTTGCAATCTCTTCTCTCATCTCTTTAATAGTATAGACAAGTAGTTTCCAAACTTCATTGCGCTGATCTTCTGTTAGTTCATCAAGAAAATTTTTTTCTTCCATCTTTATATGATACCAGACGATGGTCTGTTAGTCAATGAATTCTTTTAATGTTAGTTTATTTTGTTTCCAATATTGAAGCACGGACTCTCTGGATTTTGTGTGAAGCCTTACTCCACTTGGATTAATATCTGACGGGGTACTTACATCATATGTAAACAATCCACAAGCATAAGCCCTATCTGTATTACCCATAATTACACTATGATCTACAATAACATCATTACGATCTATGTTTACATTATATTTTTCATCAATAATCATTCTTTTAATTACTGATTGGGCATGAGATCTTTTTAAAATATAAAGTCCAGCGCTATAGTCTGTTCTAAATCTTTTGTGCATCTTAACATTTTTTTGACCAAACTGTGTCAAACAAAGTTGTAACACATCGTAATCAAAATAGATAGCGTCAAGAAACTCTTGCCAAGTCCATGGCCAATATTGCACGGTATCCATAGAAAGATCATCTTCTGCAAAGATAGCATACTCAGTATCACTGGTGTCTAGCCAATGCTTTATGGCCTTAAGATGAGACATACATGCAGCAGTCTCTGTTCTTTTAGCAGACTTTTCATTTTTTCTTTCTGCATTATAAATGAACCGATGAATGTTTTCTTGTGCATCAAATGCATCTATAAAAGTATAATTAGTTATATCGTAATCTTTAAATAACTTTTCCATATGCTCACGCCTATCAGTTCTGCGTGGCAGATTAACTACATATACAGGACCAAACCCACCCAGTTTATTCATTAGCCTACTTGATTAACAGTTACAATAACAGAAGGAATGGAAGGATGGCGATTTGCACCGCTACCAGTTCCAGGTTCTGCCTCTAGTTTAACTGTTGTTGTGTCGGCAGACCACATTATTTGATAATAATCATTTGCACTAGCATTAACAAAAAAGTTCCATGCTGCAACATAATAAGGATTGTTAGTGTTAACAATTACTTTTGTGTTTGTATCTTCCAATGCTGTACCATTTTTTGCAAGCCAAATGTTTACAGTATTACCAGATCCACCGCCACCAGTATGATGCCATTGATCTGAAAATGTTATGTTATATTTTCCAGCATGTAAAAAAGTAATTTTAGAATTATCTACTAATTGGATTCCATCTTCCCAATCAATATTGTTTAATGTATGTGCTTGAATAGATCCAATTGTTCCAGTTTGATCTACGCTACTCCAATACGATGCTGAATATCCAAAACCTCCAGCAGGACCAGGCTCTCCTTGTGGACCTTGCGGACCAGTAGCACCTTGTGGACCTTGTGGACCAGGAACTCCAATATCTGGCGGATTATAAAAACGAGCCATCATGAACCTTGTTCTAGGTTAGTCATAAGGATGGAAGCAGACAATCCACTGGTAGAGCCAAGAGCATATAAAGAATCTTTTCCATTTAATTCAACTGAAATTGCATGGCTAGGATCAATTCTAAAACCGTAGTTTCCATTGGTTAAACCTGGTCCGCCAATATAAACATAGCCTGATGCATTAATATTCTGTACTGTTATATCTACTCCAGAATGTGTTCCAGCAGGACTTAGCAAGATTGGTGAAGTTGTGCTAAGTGCAACTATTCTATTTGTTGTCATGGCCTCAGTATATCACTTTAATTTTGGCTCAAGTTTATCCCAATGCCCTGTGGGACTTCCTTGATATATCTGACCAGTTTCTCTATCTACTAACAACCATTTTGTAGGAGCCATTGTTTTTACAACTAATAAAACTTCTTCTAAAGTTTCGGGGAATTCAAATGACTCACGCATTTTCATCTCTGTTCGTAATGTCATAATGATATGCATCAGAATCTTCTGTAATCCATTTATCAGCATCCTCTACGTCCCATTTGCGGGTATTGATCAAGCGATGAATAACAGGTTTACCAGGCTTAGTAGTAAAGGAAGGCTCTAATGCAAAGATACGGTTGTTAGGTTGAATAGCAAAGTTACCATCATCACGCTGAATAACATGACCACACTTATGCTGTCCAGGATTTTCTGAATAGCCATCATCAATTCGGTTTGTATCAGGGTTATGCCAGTCAAGAGTAAACAAATACTTACCACTGACCTTGGTTTTAGTTCTATCAATATAGGTCATACGAATATTAGCAAGGTTAGCAAACTTAGTTACAGTTATGTATGGGCTAAAAGAATTCCACAAAACTAAATTGTGTATATCAACTTCAGGCACACCAGGTTCGGCGCAGAAAGCATTGATAGGCATACGCCACCAAATGCCACCATCCTCCATCATAAAGTGAAATAACGGGCTGCGATTTTGTACACTAGCAACGCCAAAAATTACGCAGGGTAGATAAACATCATGGCTATCTTTTTGATCACGCAAAAAATTACCCCGTACATAACATTCAATCGGCGGGATATTGGCATTTAATTCTGGCATAGTTTAATTATATCGCATTAAAGTTCGGCGGAAAATAGAACAGAAGAACCACCATTTGCCACTTTACGTGGCAATATGGTTAAATATCCTTGTCTTTAGCCTCTGTATATAAAGATACAGAATCCATTAAATTAACTGTACGGGAAGAAACATATCCTCCACTTTTATCTAAAAGATCTCTAGCAGTCTTTTCATCTGATGCTAGTACCTGTACAACCATTTCTACTTTATATGAAAAACAACTTGTTGTTTCATTATCTGCCATTTTTGCCTCTAACTATATCTAATATTATCATTTTCATGCCCAATGCATTTAATTGTGCATTTGGTTCACCTGAATCTAATGATAGTGCTTCAATTTCTTTTGCAAGAGATTCTCGTACCTGCTTAACCACATTGTGAGTGCCATTACAATTCTTCTCCTCGTCTGTGGAGAATCCGCATTTACATGTCCCCATCTTCATCTCCAAAGTCTACTTCGTAAAATGTTCCATACTTATTATAAAAAGGATACAGCCTATCCCATAAAAATAGATTTACTTTATATCGCCATCCTGTATATCCATTATCTTCCATATAGGATACATCAAGTAAACCTTTAGATGCAATGTCTCCTGCTATGTTTGCAATCCACCGAAGCGGAGGACGGGATTTGTCAACCCTTGTCGTCCTCCACTCTCCGATGAAGTCATCTTCATGACGCATATATTACTTCCACGGATCCTCAGTGGATGATGCAGCCATTGCTGCTGTGTTCTTCTTTGCAAGGCTATAGGATGTTACTCCAATAGATTCTGCCCTTACATCATATGAACTACGTGTTGAGCCATCTGTCTTGTCTGTCCAAGTATCTTGATAGATAGTGCCACGAATAATTACTTCTTGGCCCTTCTTAACTGTGGACAATGCCTGCTCGGCAGCCTTATTCCACATCTTAACTGTCCACCAAGATGTGTCCTTGTCTACCCACTCACCATTTGCGTTCTTAACACGATCACTTGTAACAACACGGAAACGAATTCCCTTGTCACCGATCTTTTCTGGTTCTGTGCCTAGACGGCCTACTAATGTAATTTCTGGATTCATTGCTCTCTCTTTTCTCTAGTTACGCTTTTTCCAGCCCTTTTAGTTTAACACAAAAAGGCGGGTATGTCAAGAAGCAATAACACCTAGTAGGAAACCTACAATAAATGCAAACATGACAGAAGCGCCAAGATATCGTCTTTCAAAATATTGTCTCAATACATTGTCTGAGATTTCTTCATCAATCTCAATCCAATTATTGTCTATATCTTTTGTGTAGTATTTATCTTTCTTCATTTAATTCCTTAATTAGTTTTGCTGTTATATGGCTTGCCTCATCTATCTCATGAAGAGAGCCTGAAAATAACAAATCGTTAATCTTTGTAAGTTCTGTCTTTATATATTCTTTAGTTAGTTCCATATCCCCAGTATCTCACAAATGGGCGGGTATGTCAAACAAGATCATATTCTTCAAAATCATCTATATGATCATCAATATCTCTGACTATGGGGAATATTTCCTCAGTAATCTGTCTCATAGATATATTATACAGAAAGTGGGCAGTTTAGTGCTCATGCCCAGGAGCGCATCCCCAGAAAGGGAGGGACGACTTACTCCGCCAGAAAGGGAGCGGAGAGAAGGCTACCAACCACACAGCGAGCCATCAGTTGTATGCCTTCTATATATAAGTATAGCAAAGGCAGGGGGGTATGTCAAATAGGGGCGGGTATAGTATAATAAACCTAATGATTAACTGTATAAGATGTAAGACTAAATTAATACCTATAGTCTATGGCAGAATAGATCCAGAAATCCTAGAAATGCAAGATAAAGGATTATTGCTGATTAGCCTTGATAAGACCAGAAGTGCTAATAGTTATTGCCCATTATGTGAAGAAGCATATGGGGATTTTACGGATACCCCCGTTATTTCTGATGATTATCAGATTCATGACTAGCACAGACAGAAAATAACTTTTCTTCTATAGCCTTTATACCTATGGACTTAGCGCCACAAAAATAACATTTGGACATAAAACCTAAATCTCTTTGGCGCATTTGGTCCAAAGCCTCTATAAGGCGAACATCTTTATACCATTGAGTATGTTGACTAGGCATATGTTTATTGTATCATAAATACCCCTGTTTTTGTCCAAATAATGAGATAATAAATCTTACTGATATAAATATCATATGACTTGGGTGGAGGAAAATGGAGGAAAGTGGGGAATGGAGCACTCTTTAAGAGGGCGTCGTAATGCTGCAGTTCAAACCAACCCAGTTCCCAAACCCCATATCATAAAAATTTTGTTTTGTCAAGTATCCACCATATGAATTTATGTCCACATTATGGGCAATATTGTCTCAATATTTGATATCAAAATGTTATAATTCTGCCCAAAAATTGTGGAAAACTATAACAAAAAGTTATAAAACATATGGGAAATATTCTAAAATTCCAGGAAAAAATTTGATGTGTTCGTAATGTTTTATATGGGGATAATTTGTATGGGATCGTAATCTTTTTTATACCGCCCCGTTCTGAAGGGGGGACTATGCGAGGGATCGTAATGTCTTTTAAGATAGTTAGACACCGCCGCAGCGGGCGGCAGAAAAATGACGGGGTATACAAAAGAAATTGACAAATACTCCTATATACAGTATAAGAGATAGATACCTGATTTGACAAATAGAAAATGATTTGCTATGAATCTGGAAAAATTTTTAAAGCATCGTAATACTATTTTGGGGAAAAAATTGTTTGGATCGTAATATGTTTTTATATATAGTGGATATGTCCGATTTGATATGATTTAACCCGGGGCCGCAGCCTTATTTCTTTTTATCAAAAATTTGATTTAGGTCTTCAAATCCAGTATCTTTTATTTCTAAAGCAGCCATAAATAAATCCCATGTTTCTGCTATATATTTCATACCGTCATCAGATACCATACACAAACCCTCTGATGCCAGATAAGCCAGAGGCAACCCTAAATCATTGAACTCAATAAAATCTAGTAGTTGTTCATCATCTCTATAATTCTGATAAAACTGTCCTAGTATCTCTATTTGTTTAGAGAAGTCTGTCGTCATAGTATCCACCTTGTCTGTAATATTCTGCTACTTCTTTATTATACCGTGCCGAATCCAAAATTTCAAGGGCACGAGAATAGGTCAGGTATGGAATAGCCGTAGCCAAATAATAGCCTACTGCCTCCAAGTCCAAAGAATAATCGGACACAAGAGTAGAAATCTTTTGTGCTACCTTTTCCTCTTTGGTTGGTGTAGTATTTCTGCTGATTCTATACATAGTTGCTCCCATTCTATCAAAGATGTTGGGGGAGCGCAAGCCCTACCAAAACTTGCGCTCTACCCCTTGTGCTCGTGAGGTGACCCCTCAGCCTCACGGTGCCAGGCCTGTTCACCACGCAGGCCTCTCATTTAAGGTTATTTAATTAATTGCACTGAGTGATATGCAATAAAATCAGGGATAGAATGCCAGTCTTCCCCGCTGCCTACAGTCATGTCAGTTAAATCAATTGTGATTGGGCTGTCCAAGAAACCTTGGTCGCTTGGGTCCATAGCAGAGATTCCATAGCCTGTCTCTTCCAGAATAGAATCTTTAATAATATAACTAATAGCCATACGAGTTGCATATGGAATATCTCCCATATGTAGACGTGGCAGAGCATGGTCTAATGCTGCAGCAAGTAACTCATTCATATGACTTTCGTCCCAGTGGCTGTACAGAGCAACAGCATAGTCCTCTGATTGTTTAAATACAAAGTTGCACCTTGCTCCCACTATTCCTCATCCTCCTCAAATACAATTACCACTTTGACGATACGTCCGTCATCATTTAGTTCAGCATATACGGGATACAACCCGTCGCCATATCCAGTTGTAAAAGCAACAGCAGAGCCATTGCCTAATGTGCCATAGCCTTCTTTTAGAGTAACTCCACAGGCACCAAGATAGCCGTATTGTCCAGCCTTACTTTGGTGGTCGAATGGTTCTCCATTACTCCATGGTTCCCACTCATCTAAATAGCATGGGTCTCCTACAATTGCTTGTCCGCTGTCAACAGAGAACGAGCCAATGTACGTCATTTGTTTGGTGTTCATTTATTTCCTTTCTATTGGTGTTTATATTAATAGTATCAAAATCTAAGGGTATTGTCAACTGCTCCCACATTAGATCTAATCCCTCTCTGCTATGGCAAATGACAGTTGGTAGGTTAGGCTGTATAGGGCACCTAGGGCGTCCGTATAGCCTTCCCAATACTTACGCTCCATGGATTCCATAGCGTCTGAGTAGTCGTTCTCTTCCTCAATCTCTTGAGCCATTCTGAGTTCGTCTTCAGCCTCCAGCATAAGTACCTTCAGTTGCCCATGCATGATATCCAGACCGCTGCTGCCATGGTCTATCTGCTTTTGAATGTGCGGCGGTATATTATAATCAGGTTGCATGTTAGCCTTTCTGTGCTATTTCTAGTATATGCCTCATACCTGTGGCCTGTCCACTGATAAAGTTATATTCAATATCTAAATCTTTACAGTCTTTGGATTCAGGGTCAAGCAAATCCATTTGTTCTGCTATACCCTCCAAGTCTTGCTCAAGACTAATGATAGTAATTCTTATGTATT